TCTTATGGAAAAGCTCTTGAGCGCAACCTTTCCAATATCTGGCGGGATTTGGGTGATGGTTTTTCACCAGTGCGAGTCGCAGTCAGCTGCCTAAAAGATGAAATTCGCCCACCCAATAAGAAGCCACGCATCTTTGACGCTGTGGCCATGGACGTTAGTATCACTGATCGCCGTCTGTTTGGTGCTGCTATAGCAGCTCTTACTGCTCTTCGCCATCATCATCCAATTAAAATTGGAATCGTAGCTCAATCTTTTGAGTATTCGATCCTTTACAAACATTTGATTGGTGTTGGACCTATGGGCTTTGATGCTGATTTCGCTGCATGGGATATCTCACAAAAAGCTTACGCCATCAAAAGCTTATCTAGGTTTTACAACCGCTTGTATCGTGAGTTTGATCCCAATCACGACCCTAAGGACGACATTCGCCGAACTGCTCTTCAGAACATCTACGCTTCTCCCCTCCTTGTTATGAACTCACGAATCTTCAAAGTACCATACAAACTGCCCACAGGTGAACCTAAGACTGCTTGGGACAATTCGCTAATTCAATTGATTCTCCAAGTAGCTGTTGCTTTGACTTTGTTCCGCAAAGCTCAAATGAAGTTTACCATGAAGAGGTTCATGCGCTTAGTTCGCATGGCCATTTATGGTGACGACAACATTTCGACTGTTCACCAATCCATCGCTTCTTTTTACAACTTTCGATCTGTTCAAGAAAGCTTTCTTGAATTGTTTGGAATGAGGATGACGCTTGGTGACAAATCTGATGACGCCCCCACACTCATCCACATCAATAACATGTCGTTTTTAAAACGTCGCTTTATTGAAGTGGAAGGAGTTGTCGTCGGAGGCCTTGAGAACTCTTGCTTTGCAAAAATGCTCAATTGGACGCGTAAAGCATCCTGGCATCGTTACAAGCTTGCAGAGGACGTCGATTATGAGGAAGACACTATTGTAGCAACGGCTCGCACCATTGTGACAGAAGCTTGTCTTCGAGGTAAAGTATTCTATGAAGGTATCACCAAACACTTGAAAGAGTGTGACAAGACTTACGGTCTTGGTTTAGAGGTATACCAATCATTTGAATCAGTTTTTGCTTCAACCATATTCGATGCTATCGATGGCAAAACAACTATTGGCTCTCCAGTTTTGGAAGCCAAAAGCGATACGGAATTTCCTACAAGATTTTCCACCTGCATTTCAATCTTAAAGAACTATACTCCAATCTTTTAAAATGTCTCAAGCTAAAGTAGTAGATACCATGAACACCGGATCCGCTGATCCAGGCAATTCAGCCGTAGACGCCACTCCCAACCAAGCAGCCCCCACCCCTCCAGAACCTATCGCTGATGCAGTTTCACATGCACAGACCCAAATTACTTTGGAGCAGTATGCTCGATCTCAATTTATTAAGATTAAAGACATTTCCTGGAATAGTTCGCAAAACCCAGGAACAATTTTAGACGAAAGAACGATTCACCCTAACTCTCTTAATAGTTTTATTAAGAAACTAGCTAACATGATGACTTTCTTTGCCGGAGCGCCGACATTTAGAATGGTCATGACTGGAAGCCCTTTGGTTTCTGGAAAGCTTATCGCTTTCAAAGTACCCAAAGGTGTCAAACCTCAATCTTTGACAATCGAAGAGATGACTAGCTGGCCTCACTCATTGATTGATGCCAGGACTATGACATCAGTTGAATACACACCTACTGATCAAAACGACAAGAACTACCACACTATTTCCGATCCAGAATCGAATGGTGGAACTTTTTGTCTAGCTATTTTTCAACGATTAATAGTTGCTCAAGGTGATGCTAATGTTAACATAACTATGTTCGCCACTCTTGGCAATATGCTTTTGTTGCAACCTCAACTGTCATTGACTACATCAAACTTAGTCACCTACCCCGAATTTGACTTCAGTATAAGCAACCATCCATTGTATAAGACAGCGTTCCTTGATGACCTTATCGTCTCGACCGAAAATGCTATGATATATGGTACTTCTCTTGCTGTTTCCAACGCTAATAGAACTACCTTCGATGATTTCTCAGGTATGGACTGGTTAACCACCCCAGGCAGTAATTTACTTACACCTTTGACTGGTGGGTTAGAAAAGACACATAATATCCGATTGTTCTTTATCTCAAAGAATTCAACAGAAACGTTTACTCCAATATACTCCTATGACAACTTTTCATCCAGAGCTTATGCCAAATATATCAATCACTCAAAAGGTGAAATAGAAGCCTCTAGGCAATTCTCAGCAGTTCATAGTTGCAAGATTGGAACACCTGTTGGTACTGCTAAACTCAATCGCGGTTTCCGCCAATCTATTGATAAAGTAGGATCAGGCGGCGCTATAGGATATCCTGTTCTCGGGGCCAATTCGTCCATGAAGCACGTTGATTTTCCAGCAGGAACACAAGACGGAACTTATCCTACCTTCACACCAAAAGGAGTCAATGAGTCTATAGTTCTCTTCAATTTTGCAAATGATGACACCCTTTTTGGTGTACCACAGACTCACCA